GTCCAGGCACTTTCTTCTAGATCGACCTCTTCATTTTTGACAGACTTGATGGGAACCGCAAAACGATCCCATGCTTTCTCACCATAGGAGCATTCGCTTCTTGTCTCTGGTTTCTGACAGAGCCTACAAAACTTCTTCTCTTCTTTCTCTTTCTTCTTTGCTTCTTCAGCAAGATGTTTGATCTCTTTATAGTCTCTCATGATCTGAAGAGTGTGTGCTAATTTATTTATCTTTGCTCCAACCAGTTCATTACAGCAACAGCAGCTTTGTTTGTGTTTGGTGAAGCACAAACAAGAGTGTAAATATCACTCACCGTCCCCAAAGAACTTCTGCCAAGTTGAAGTGCTGCTTTGGTATCAAGTTCAATCAAACTAGATCCACCACCAATAGTAAATCCACCCAACAGATTAGTGCCTCCTGTATAAGCAGTAGCACTAATATCATATTGTGTAAAGATATTTGTGTCTGAAGGATTTTGCCAGTTTGCTCCAGTAAGAGTTGGGTTTTCAACTAATCTCCAAAACACATTCGTGTTATCATTCGTAGCAACTTGAAGAGATCTCAAAAGAACTACACCTTGTAATGCTGTTGATTTGAGACGAATACTAATAACTGGATAAAATGTATTAGCATTTGTTAGTGTAGTGCCAGTAATAGCATTACTACGACTTACAAGATTACCGAGTTTCTCTGGTTCTCCTTCTTGAATAAGTGAGTTGGAACCCTGATATATGTAATGTGTGCCAGCAGCACCACCAAAATTCTCTAACTCTACACGGATGGGAACGAATGGAGTAGCACACCAAACAGCATCAATAATATTAGCATTATTGAACTTGTGAATGACGTGAGTTTCCCCATCAATCACAAAGCTGAAAATAACTTGACCCGCACCATACCACTCGTAATCAATATTGATTAGTTGTTGAGTAGTTGGTGATGCTGTGATCTGACTTGGACCAGTGCCATCTAACTTATCACCATTCCAATCTTCTCTAGCAACTCTTCTTTCTACTACGGTGCCAGATGCTTTACTACGAATAACACAGTAGTAGTTTCCATCTCCACCATCTTCAAAGAATACTCCATCCTCTTCGTTGAAAACACCAAACCTTCTACGAACACCTGTTACTGGTGTTTCCAAACGAATACCAAAAGAACACTGTGATGCTCTACCAGGAATGTATCTCATCACAGTTCTGGTCTGTCGGATCACCTTATCTCCAACATTACTTCCAACTGACATAATCACGTTAGAAGCATTTGGGTTGTGAGTTGCCGAAGCAGTGCCAGTTGTGGATGTATCCCAAACATCAGTTTCTAAACCATACTGAAAAGTATTGAAGAATACTGTTTGATATGGAGATGTCTTCAATCTACTCTTTGATGTAAATTGAGGTCTCCAATCTGACTGCTCACCCCAGTGGTCAGCAAGCTGGACTACCTCAAAATTAGTTGTGTCTTGTGAGCGATACGATTGTGTATCTTTATTCCACTGTGCCATTAGATTTCTACCGCTACGTTATTTACATCATGGCGTTGATACGCTGCAGGAGTTCTAGTGGTATTATCGTAGTTCCTAGCTTGAAAAGTTCCAGGAGTTCTCACAGCATTTAAATAGTCGTGGGCGACATAATCACCATTCCAATCTTGATAGGTCACAGTGCTCCAACCCTCTGTGCCAGAAAACTGATTGACAGTTGTGCTAGCGGGTTGGGGCGATACGATAGTATTAGTATAGTCGTATCTTACGTATGCCATCTAGATTACACCTCTGAGTTATTTATCGTTTGCCTCCACCCATCTCCTTCAGCATCTTCTGGAGCTCGGTAGTGCTTCCAACGAACATCGCATTATTTGTAACGCGGGATGGTCCTTTCTTTTCCTCGTCAAGATCCTTCATCTTCTTATGAAGATCTTGGAGTTTCTCAGTCATGTCTGCAACGTGCTTCATCGCCGCTACAGCGACTTCATACGCTCTCGGGTGCCCTGACTCCTGGGCGACCTCTAAAGCGCCTCTGACCGCCTCCTGCCCCTGGTCTATGAGGGTGTATAACTCACCCCTGGTATATTCATAATCTTTTTGGCGATCATCTTTATCCGACTCACGTTCTTTCTTGACAGGCTTTGGTTCTTCAACAACCTCTGCACTGATATTCAAAAGTTCTTCCATGTTCTCTTCAAGGTTCATAAGAATTCAATCCCTTCATTAAATCCAAAATCATCGTCAGCAGTTAGAATTGCTGTATCGTCTGCGTCAACGTCACCATCATTATCAAGATCTGTTGTAGCAACTGGTGTGTATGTTCTTGTAATTGCTCTACGATTAACAGCAGTATCACCAATTGTTTCATGTATAATTGCTGTCTTAATAATACCAGATGTACTATAAGGACCGTAGAAGTATGACTTAGCAGTAAATCTCATCGTGTAAATTATATACCTGCGTTGCATGTAATCATCCTGCCATTCATCTTCATATGAAATGTCCTTCAGAACAAATGCAATATCTTTCTTCTCATCCATGTCGGGAATCATGTTGAGAGTGATACTGAAAGATGGTTGGAAGTATGGTAGAATCTGTTCCACAATCTGTAGAGCATCGTCCTGAGACTTTGCAATTACACCCAATTCAAAATTTATATTATAAGGAACAGGAACATATTGGGTTTTGACTTCAACACCATTATCATCAATGATCGTTTTGTATTTTTGAATTGGTGATGTCTTACGGGTAGGATCGTATTCAATTCCTGTCATCTCGAAATAGAGACGTGGCAAAGTAATTGCTACCTTCCTGCCTACATCTGGATTCTGTTCTAGGCGAGCAAGGAATTTTTGTTTCGGACCATATGCAAGAGGAACCTTTTCTGCTTCCAGAATCATCCCAGTGCCAGGATCTTTCTTTCTCAATTCAATATTGTTGAAGAGAGTTCCAAATGCAACAATATTTTTGCGTGTAATCTCGTTATAAAAATGTGACCCTAACATTAGATACTACCTGTATAATTTCCAAATTCACCGAATGGATTTCTTTCAGTCCAATCAACAATGTTGTCAGCTGTATCTTCGATCTCTCTATTCTGATCGTATTCGCTGTTGGTATTATTTAGAGTGTCAAATGTACCGACAACCCATACAGCACCACTATCATCTCCAGTGATTGTCTCACCAGTAGCAAATGTGCCATCTCTGTTGATGACTTGTAGAGTTCCAGTTGTAGGATCCCAGGACTTGACTGTAGCAGTCTTTCCTGTAATACCACCAGTTACCAATTCACCTTCGGTAAAGTCACCTGTGCCACCAGGACCAAACTGAATGGCAATAGCAGAGCTGAATAGTTTTTCAATCTCATCAATTGCTGGAACACCAGTATCAATAAGATCATTACCGACCTCATAGATTTCAGCAGTTAGAATAAGAAACTGAATTTTGCCAAACTGGTAGAATGGAGTTTCTCTTTCTACAAACTTGATCTCATATAGATCTGTGGTGAGTGGAAAGTAGAGTAGGTCCCCTTCATTGGGTCTTCCAGCAACTGTTAGTTGTGGGGTGTATTGTGCCTCTGCTTGATCCCAACGTCTAGATGACACAATGAACTTTACTTCATCAGTAATACGAATGCCAAACTTACTGATGAATTCTGATTGTGCACCAAATCCTTCTACGTTCTGCAGAAGCATTTCTACTTGAAACTGCTCCTGATATTTTGAGTAGATGATGTCATCGAGGGTATTATCTCTCAAGATAGTTCTTGGTAGATAATAGATATCTGTTCCAAACAGTTTGATCTGTTCGTCTGCAAGATCCTGTGCGAGGTTCTGTTCGCCAGGATGACCTTGATAGTAGGTAGGAAAATAAGGACTAGTAGGCATCTTATCCGATCATATCCATAGGTGGAATTGCATACTTACTGAGGACTTCTCCTTCAATTGTTGCTATTTCTCCAATAGCATCTTCATACAACTGTCTGCCATTTAGAGTAAGACCACCAGGCAGTTGAACGTTGTTGTACTTAATTAAGTTCTGTCCCCACTGCTTCTTCATGAGAGCAGTAGCATAACGCTTCACGAACATATCATTATACATTTCTGTAGCATCGTTAGGATCAATCAAACGATGAGCTTCAATAAGAAGATACTTACCTTCTTTGAGGAAGTCTTTATCAATGTCTAGATACAAACGATCACGACGCATGGTGTATCTGAACTGTTGGAATGATCCGTTATTTAGAACCATATCCAGAGTTTCTAGATACTGCTTAGTCATGTAGTAGTTGAGAATATCAAGTGATCCAAATGCATATAGGTCATTCAGGAATAGTTGATACTCAACACCAAAAAGGTTTGAACGGATTGAGTTGCTGACTAATCCAAATACTCTTGTGATGCCAACAACGTGTGATGGGATTGGAATGTAATTCGTTGCTTCTTCCCAATCCGTTGTGCCGTTGGATGTTGTGTCTTCTCCAGCAAATCTGAGAGTATCATCGGCATTCATGTTATGTCTGAGATAACATCTTTCCATACCATTATAGCAGTTCTCTTGGAAGAACTGAATGGTATCGTCAATAACGTTATTTACCTGCTCGTCGTCAATATTTACTTGGAGAACAGGCTCACCAAGCTGCCTCTTACAATATGTGATGAGATCAGACCTAGAGTTTGGAGATGCCATTACACACAAAAATCCCTTCTTACCTATTTAGGAAGAAGGGATTTAGTATTTATTTATTGAATATATTGAATGCTATTGATATTCTATCTTCCTCGGAATCGTTAGTTTCCACGTCATGCTCCAACCAAGAAGGAAAAAGCAAAATCATATTTGGTTCTGGTGTTACGTATTGGTAGGAAAACCCACCATAGTAATAAGCACTGTCTTTATAGTAGCGAATAAGATGACCACGGGGATCATAGAATCTTATATATCCAGAATTTTCTGGGACACTAATATAATAAACACCAGACAAAAATATATTCGTATCTAAATGGCAATGTCTATGATTGCTATGATTTTTTGAATTTATATTTACCCAACTAAAAATATCAAAATCTTCTATGGGGTTATCATCAACAATTGGAATATTTTTCTTTATCTCTGAAAATAAAGTTTCATCAACAAATCCATGTCCTTGATAACCACCATTATTAGATCTATCCATACATGGTGAAGTTTTGGAAAATTCTAAAACAGATTTTTTTAATTCTTCAATGTTTAAATCAAGTTGAGTTATCCAAAGCGGTGTTTCAAATAATGATAATTTTTGCATCAATCATCACTCTTCACTATCACCCTCTGCTTCTGGTTCTTGTTCTAGTAGTCCAAGAGTTTCAAGACCACCTTGTAGTTTGATCTTATACTCCTTTGCCTTTTGGAGGCTTTCTTCTAATTCTGCAATTTGCTTTACAGTTGAAGCAATTTGTTCTTCAAAGTTCTTCTTGAGTTGTGTGGGATCCATATCTATCTAATAGTAAAGTTATAGTTTATCACAAACCTAGACTTTTGTGTAGGTCTGCTGCTTGCGTGAAATCTGAGACCATCAAAGAAAACACATCTGCCTTTCTTTGGTGATACCTTATTATATATGCCATATTCTCTAATCGGTTCTCCGTACATTCTTTCACTGAAGTATGTGTCTCCATCGGAATCTGATGCATAATATAAACAAACAAGATGGGGAAATGTTAGATCAACATGCATACCATCATACTCAGTTGATCTTACTCCAGGTGTTTGTAAAAAGCATCTTCCCCTGATTATCTTATCAATGTTGATCTGTAATTTTGAACTAGCTTCATATAGAAGAGGAATAAACAATCCAGAATAATCACTGGAAGATTTCGTGTCTAACAAAAACATATGTGAGAATCCTGTGAGTTGAGTAATTCCATCTTCCACCAAGTTATCATGATATACCCAACGAAAATCTGTATCATATCGTAAGATATTTTCGATATGATTTTGATATTGTGTGCTGATGCAGTCATCTATAATCTCAAACATTAGTAATGCTCCTCATCAACTCCATCAACATTCCAAGTAATATTTCCAGAAACGGTTATCCTTTCTTTATTTGTAGATTGATAGGGATACACAGCATGTTTTGTTGTTGATGGAAACATTAGTATTACTCCATTCCACGATCTATCAACTGGTAATACTTCTGCTTCTAATTGAAATGTTCCATTGCTATTGTGGATTTCTCTTTCTTCGTTTCCAAAAGGAATATCTACAAATATAACAAAACTAGCAATTCCTGAATGATTGTGCATAGGTTGATAATCTCCAGGTTTTTGATAATTTACCCATAGATTATGCAGTTTCATAAACCTTGTTGGATCTTTTGTGCTATTGAATTCCCATGGACAAGTCATGTATATATCGTCCCACAATTTTGATGCTGAGTTTAGCAAATAATCTTCAAGACCTGGGCATTCATTCTTATGCTCATGAAGTCCAGATTGCTGAGTAAGTGCTCCAGCCAATCTCCAATTATAATTCCACACCTCTTCTTTTCTTCTTTTCTTACAGTAAGAAAATAAATTTTGATAAAGATTTTCTGGTATTTTTTCTGATACAAATTTCAAGTTACTTTGATTGCGGATCATAATTTCTAATACCACTTCCTCTTAGTCTGTGAGATAATTTTAGCATGAATAGATGGATCACAAAATGAAAAAGCAACTGTAGTTCTAAGTTGATCTGTCATATGATTTGGAGATGCCCCACGATGTTCCCAGTTTGAAGGAATAAAGCATCCTGTATTTGGGACGTATGGAACATAGTGATACAATCTATCTGGAGATTGACAGACGAACTCTCCTCCCCAAGTTTGATTCCAAGATAATTGGTTGAAGTATATAAACGTCCAGACATTATCTTCCTGATAATCTTTGTGGAAGATTGTATTCTGTCCTGCCGTTTGTCCGTTCACATGAATCTTGCATAGCTTCAGATCTCTCCTGAGATGCTTCATCATTTTTAGTTTCACAATAGAAGCACACTCTAGAAATACTAGGTCATCACGCATGGGATGTTGCCATGAGACTGGATCGTTCTTTCCATAAGATCTATTGTTGAAAGACCAAACTCCTAGATCACTGGGATCAAAATATTGATACAAAGATTTCATTGTAGATAACGGCAACACGTTATCAATAACTATTGGACTATTCATGCTCCCCACCAAATCCATCCAGTAATAATATATTTTTCATGGTCTTCTGATATCTGACCTCTATGTTTGTGGGTCAAACCAGCGGGAAAGATAACAGTATTTCCTTTCTCAGCTTTGGTTGTGTAATTCTGGTAGAAGAATTCTGTGCCACCATTTGGGACATCATTCAAATATGTAATGAAAACAAATGCTCTATCACATCCACTTAGTCCAGAAGCATCAACGTGCCAAGTATAAAAACCTTCCCCAGGTTTATAGTATTGAATTTGAGGCAATTGCTTCATTATAAATTTCTGATTCTCAATATTCATTACATTGAGATAGTTGTCAATAAAACTATCCAACTGTTTTTGATATTCGTCATAGCGATATTTTTGTGGTGGTCCTAAGCGTTCGGCATCTTTGATAAAAAAATCTGTACTTCTTTTTATATCTGGTACTATACTTCCACCACCAACTCTTCCAGCATAGGTGAGATCTTCTTTATCACCATCCCAAAATAGTTCAATTAGTTTATCGCAGATTTCAAGATCCGATAATTTATATTCTTTGATAAAGTTCATTTGTACGCAGGTCCCTGTATCCATCCAACTAAAGATCTTCTTACACCAGTTTCAACTGGTTTTACTCTATGTGGCGTATCTCCATGAAAGAAAATAATCTCTCCTTTTGAAAGCGTTATTGTATTCAGTTCATTTGTCTGTATTTCAAAATCACCACCAGTGAAATCATCGTTTAACAATAATGAAAAACTTATTTTTCTTATTCTATTGTTTGCTCTTTTTCCTGGCATCCAATTTGATTCATCAATATGCCATCCATAAAAACCTCCAATTTCATACAGAGTATGTTGAAGTGGTTCTATAAAATCTATATCCAGATTCCATTTACATTCGCTATTTGCAAATCGCGTAATATCATCAACTAATTTGTAGAGTCTGGGATCATCAATAAAACAAGCTTTAGAGTTTCTATCCGAATTGTCCCTGCTTCTATACTCACCATCTTCATCATGAAATTCTGTTTTGCAAATTTCATAATCAACGTATTCGTTTGTGATGTCAGTAATCTGATTGAAAAAATCTTTTTCTAATTTCAATCTTAGATATTGATATTTGAATGAATTCATTTCCTCAGAACCATAATGTGAATACCATTCCACCAGCTATTGGCATCTTCTGGAACGGTTGTCAATATCTTACGATCAAAAACAATATTGAGATTGTTCTCCTTAGCAAATGCCTCGGCAGATTGAACCACTCCCATAAAATTAGCATCATCAACTACTAGGATAAATTGATCTGCAAATACAGGTAGCAGGTATGTCAGATTATCAAACTGCTTTTGTGGATCATGATCGGCATCGTAGAATATGATGTTTGGATTCTTTCCAATAAAATGCTGTCCGTCTAGGTCAGTAATTGTCTTCTCATAGAAGTATTGATTCTCTTTCAAACCCCTAAAGAATTTTTCTTTTGGACTGCCAATATCTGGAATAACTACATCTTCCCTGAAAGGAGATACTATTCCCTGAGAATAATCATCAATAGCAAAACAAGTCACATCTCTATCCATGGTGGCAGCAAAGAATGTGCTACCAGCATATACTCCAAGTTCAAGATACACTGTATCTTCTTTGGAACATAGGTTGTTTAGAAAATGTCTTACTTTGTTTGAAGATAGACCAGGATACTTATATCCATCTTCAACAAAATTACTTTCATGACGAGCAGCTTTATCTATGGATTCTAAAACTAGTTTTACATCACTATCCATTTCCCTATCACTTCTCTTCATTCTTGAATGAACTACCGAGTCGCAATAGTTGCACTTCCAACAATCAAATCCACAAGTCTTGATCTTCTCTCTCCAGATATCAATTGGTTTTTCTTCTAGAGTTACGTCCTCGATGTAATCGTTGAACTGGGGATACAGAAGATCTTCATCCGCATCCCAACGCTTGACGATATCCATAGTTTCCATCAAACGCATAGCATTCTCCCTGCCATGCATTTTGAAAACATCAATACCAAGATCAAGAAACTCTTGCCAATCTTTTTTCCATGGTGGTAGAGTCGCTGCTTTCAAAGCAGTTGCTGGATCATACTCATCCCAAGAAGAACACGAAACCCTACTGATCTCACTGTTGAAATACTGGGGATTGTCTGGTCTTCTAGTCATGTTATAATGATAGTGCTCTGGCATGATAGGACATCCACCCCAGCACCATTCATTAGCAAGCAGTGAAATCTTGACTGGTTTTCCAATAGAAGCACAATATTCTTTTGCTTCCATGATCTTATTCAATTGATCTCTATCGCGCATGAGATCTCTATCAAGATTGATATAATGGAATCCTGCCTTAGCAAGATTCACAATCTCATTTGCTCTGGTAACTTCCCTAAGAATAGTATTCTTGATAAAGAGTTCTGGGAACTCTTTTTGAATCTGACCTGTCATGATCCACGATGTATGTGGTATCGTAACAATACGAATACCTGCTTCATACAAAGGTCTGAAATTTGTAATAAAAATATCCAGGTTTTCCTGGCTTGGAATTACCTGGATATTATTGAATGTGGCAGACAGTGGTATGCCAGTTTGTTCTGAGATGTAGAGAGCATTATAAGTTGTCTCTCTCATGTCTCCATCAATTGTATCCCCCATAGCATCCTGGATGAATGGGGGCATACGACATGTAAAATACAAATCGTAAATTAGATGATTATATTGCTTTAGGAAAGGAATAAATGTATTCTCTACAAACTCTTCACTGAGCTTTGTATTGATCGGGATCGAGAACTGTTTCGCCATACTCTTCTACCACTTTATTAATAAATGCCATGTCATTCACTTCTTGAATCAAAGGTTTGTGCTTCTCACACAATCTTTCCAAAGCTACTCGATCTAGATCTTTATTCTTATCTTCAAGATCAAATCTATCGTAAATTGTGTAATGGATAATAGGAAGCAACTCAAGATGCCTCATTTTTCTTATCTCCTTTCAATTGTAGCTGTCCTGTATATTTATGTTGCTCTAATTTAGGAAGATGAATTCCTTGTGCAGAAAGTTGATTCTGAATAGTTGGAGCAATAATCTTATTGAGTTTATCGATACCACCACCAATCATCGCTGAATATTGAACGGCAACTTCTAGAGCTCTTACTTGATCCTCTTCTGGCATATCCATAATGGAAGTCATATTACCAGATCCGATCCTGCCATATGAAACAATATCCATCGCTGCCTGCTTACCCATGCGAGCAATCCAATAAACCCTCTCTTCATCTTCTTGCTCTTCTGTATAATACTCTAGCGGATGATCTTCATCAACGTGAGCTTCTACGATATCTAGAAAATATTTTATTTCGTACTCTGCTTGACGAATTTTTCTTTTCCAAATAGTAATATCATAATCATTTTTTTCCATGTCGATAACGATCAGTTCTTTATCGAGTTCGTCGCAAGTCATTTCAATTGACTGCTGGAATTTCTTTCTAAGAATCTCTGCTTTCCTCAGACTATTTCTTACTTCAATATAAGCATGATATCTCGTCTCCAATTCCATTAGAGCTTGACGAACTTTTCTCCATGGAGTCAGCTGACTATCAGCGACAAAATGCTTACACTGATATTCCGTCATTCCACTATTAAAATGGAGACTTGCTTCTAAGATATCCATATCTCTATCAGTGAGATCGAACTCTTCTACGAAGTTTTTTGATAATTTGATGTCGCCAGTTTTTGATGAAACTATCGCTTTTACATCATTAATAAAATCAGAACTTAAAGACATATGCATCTACCTCATACTCAGGTTTACGGTCCCAATTATCTTC